GGTTGGTCTCCAGTGATAGCCCCTCCCAGAAAAGTCTGGGAGATCCTGGAGTTCGACGCAGCTATACCTGCGTTCGATGGGCTGCCAATGCTGACAATACTCGTGATGTAGTGGTGCTCACACCCTCCTTCATTCTCGGCCGCTACGGTCACCGAAGTGCGAAAAATGGTGTCCAGCCATCCGTAGCCGCTCCCCGCCGAAAATTCAGGTGAGCGAAGTAATGTCACCTTCCCAAAGTTTGGTCAGCACTCACTTAGGGCGGGGTTGTGAAGCCCGTGGGAGGTTTTCCCTGTTGCCCTACCCCCCGCCTTACGGTCGGGGACCTCCAATCACAGCTCAATGGCCGGCACGCGCCGATTGTACATGCTAGATAAAGTAGACATGACGTTCGTGGCGCGCTGCACATAGTTGAGCACATCGTCCAGCGAGAACGAGCTGGTAGCACGTGCCGAAGACGGCGTCGTAATGCCAGTGCCAGCAAGGGGCTGGTACTCGTAGATGGCCACCAAACGTATACGGAACCCGGTTCCACCGACCTGGTTCTGGTTGACGAATGTAATGGCGCTCTTACGGTCGCGCTCCTGAGTTGGCGTGCTCACGGTAGGGTCAGTAAAAGACTGGTCCATGTTCGCAGGCACCCAACGGAGCTCGACCGTCTCGTCGGAAGTGCGTGAAAAGTGCTCAAGGGCAGATTCGACGTTAGACACGTTTGTCGTAGCAACGTCTACAAGGCTGCCCTGGGTGCGGCCCATCGAGATAGAGCCAGCTCGGTTAAGCTCAGTGCCCAGGTAGGTGACCTGCATGCAAGCAGCAACGCACCGAACGCCGGTGGCGTTGGCCGCCAGGAAAACCTTGCCGGGGGTTAGAGCAGAAGCAACCACTGCTCCAGTGTTGGTGCTGCCGAAATAACTCAGCAGCTCCGTGTTGTTGGAGCCAATGGCGCCGGGCGTCCAATGCAGCAGGCCGTACTGATCACTCGCCGCATTGCAAAAAGTGAAGACACTTTCGGCCTTGACGAGAATGCCCCCCTCACTGCCCGCGTAAATCGGGTGGGCAAGCGGGGCGGAGCAAGGATCAGACAGCAGTTTGGCATAAGCCAAAGCCGCATGGTCAAGAATGCGGCGCGGCACCACTGCCCGCACCACGCTCTTGATGGTAGCCTTCTTCTTGGCTGGCTTGTTCTTGGAGCGCATCTTGTTGGATTTGACCATTGTATTAACGCCTCTGGACAGGCAGTTAATAATTGTTGTGCAAGAAGCACTCGATTTCTGGGTGCCACGCTTGTGACCCGCGACGGCGCAGTGATAAGGTCGTGTTACGGATCTGCTGCTCAAGCATGATCTGCCGATTGGGACAAACGTCAAACGCCCTCCAATACGACAGGCGAGCGCTCTCCGAGACTGGCCTGACCTCCCTTGCCATGCCCCTCGCCAGGTTGAGAAACCCCGATGCATTCTCCCACTGAGTGCTATGCTGTACATTGCCAGGCTGTCCGTGCCTTAGCATGCACGCATAATACTCTTGGAGCACGGGGATCCCACCGGTGAGGGACATGCCGGCGATGCCAAATCC